CGGCGGCGTATCGGCTGTCGTCCAAGCTGGCTTCAATAGCGATGATGCCGCCCATCGGGATCGGGCCTCGGTGCTCGAGTTCGGGCCAGCGTCCGGGTGCGATCCAGCCACGGGCGACCGTGACCCACAGGTTGAGGCTGGCGCGTAGGAATGATGCGCGGTCAGGATTTTCGCTTTCCTGCTGCAACGTTTCAAGCGTCAGCGTGTGGCCGATAGCAGGGTTGCCCCATGTCCACGACGCGGGCGACATTGGATCAACGTGCGGCGGTGGCGACCATTCAGCCATGTAGTTCACGGTGGGTTGCCCGCTGTCGATTGCGCGTAGACCATGCTCTCGCCAGCGTTGAAACAGTACCGATGCCTCTGTGCCCGCGGTTGACATGAATAGGGCAAACGGGTTTTTGCGGGCGCGTTGCGCAGGCATGAGGCCGCCTTCCACTACTTCCGCGTCTACGTCAAATAATTCGTCAACGATGAGCAGGTCGATGCTCATGCCGTGGCCCGCATTGTGTTTGGCGGCTTTGATCCACCACGTCGTACCGTCCGGCATTGTCACTTTGTTGCGACCATACGACCGTGACACATAGGCGCCATATTTGTTCTCAAGAATGTCAGCTAGGTCGTCAAACACCATGACGGCCAAGTCAAGACGGTGGGCGACCGACACGATCGTCTGTTTCTCGCCGCGGATCTTTGGCATTTCCAACAGCCAAAACAGGATGACCGATTTGAGAATGATCGACTTGCCGTTCTGTCGAGCCACAGACCCCAACGCCGACCGATGCACCAACAGCCCCTTATCATCAAACGTCAACGCACGGTCAAGAAAATGCACCTGCCACGGCATCAACTCAAGACCTAGCGCGTCCTGGGCTATGTCCCCCACAAGCGGCCCATACGATCCCGCCCCATCCGGGCTAATCGTCTCCAGTCGCGGCTGATCATGGCCAGTTACCGCTGGTTCAGGCTGGTCAGGGCTGGTTCCAGGATATTTTTGCTTGGGGCTCGGGGGCATTGCGTTTCCGTGTAAAAATTCATTCAGGGCTTTGTTTCGTGCGTTGCGTGTCGCCGCGGCTTTTTTGTTTCGGTATGTAGCTCCGCGGGCTGCGTTGCAAGGTTTGCAGCTTGGCACCATGCCGTCTTGATGTGTGCCGCCTTGATCGACTTCGACGAGATGGTCGGCTTCGGTTGCGGGTCGGCGTCGACACCAGTAGCAGATTGGGTTGTCTTTGAGTAGGGCTTTGCGGGCTGCGGCGTAGGCCGGGTCGCTGGTGGTGTGTTGGCGTGCCATTACGACGTCATGGGTTTGTTAATTGGGTGGTGGTCGTTGTGTTGTCTGCTTTTCATGGCATGGCAGTTGTGGCAGACAAGTTGGCATTTGTCAATTTCGTTTTGGACGGTTTGTGCTTTGCGTGTCTTGAGTCGAGCGACGTTTGCTGTTTTTAGTGTGCGGTCGATGTGATCCCATGCGAACATTGCGACGTTGTTGGCGTTGACGTGTAGTTCTTGTCCGTTGTTGTAAATCGGGTGCAGGGCGCATTTGCCACGTTGGAGCATGTTTTGGTGGCTAAGTGCATGGTTTTTTTGTGTGGCTTTTTTGCGTGATGCGTTGGGGTCGTGCGTGTGTTGACCGTATTTTTTTGTGGTGGTGCGGGCCAATAGGGCGTTGCAAGTGCGTGAGCATGCCCGGTATCGACGGTTTGGGTGTGCGTACACGGTTTTGAGTGTTCCGCAGTTTTCGCAGGTGTAGGTGACTTTGTCGTTTTTTGAGGGCCTCCCGCGGCGCTTTGCGCCTTGGGCTGGCGCGGCAGGCAAGCTGCCTTGCCCTCGATGTGTTTGCGTGTCCGTCATGACGTGTCCAGGTCTGCTGTGTATTTTCGTATATGACTATAGTGCCTGTGTGAGGGCAGAGAGGTGTAATGCCCACCCCGCGGCTTGCCTCTACCCGCGTCCCACTAACTAACTTGCTAAACGTATCGCCTTGACGCTTTGCCCCGCCACCTTCGTGTTGCTGTTTTAGGGCGCGTCAATCTACCCCCGTTACCGGGTGTCATCCATCCACCGTGCGATCGGTTTAGGTCTGTGGTCGATCTAGTCGACGTTGATTTCGGTGCTGTACCAATAGGCCTTGACCGCTTTACGCAGCGCCCACCTCAGATACTTCAGCAGCTCATCCTTATGTGACTTTTCCATGTCGAGCGCGTTGACGCGCGCAATCATGTCGATCAGTTTGTCGGCTTGCTCAAGGCTCATTGCGTGTCCTTCTTGAGTGCGTCGATGACGCGGTTGGCTTCAGAGATCGTTAGAGCTTCGGGCACAGCTGCATCACTAGCCAATACCTGTTGCACGTAATTGAATAAGCCTTCCTCATCAAGCGACAGTTTTTTGGCAAGCGCTTTCATGTAGCCAATCTGCTTCGGCGTAGCAGCCTTCGATCCGCCAACGGTGGTGATGTATTCCGGCGCAACGGGCGGGGCATCCGATCCGGGCGCAAGGTTGCCCGCCCCCGCCCGCTGCACCTTCGCCATCTCCTGACGGGATGGCCTTTTGCCGTGCGTCGCGTAGTCGCAATTAGCGAGCGCACGACCGATCGCAGACGTTTCACAGTTCTCCACAAACGATGTCCGATTGACTGGGCTTGAGCCTTTGACTTCTTCGGCGTAGCCAGTCGCGGTGGGTGTCGCCTGGCTGGCGTCAAAATAGACTTCGGCTCGGAAGATGCAGCTGTCGCCGTCGTAGGCCATCATCGCTGTCTCGATGCGTCCTGTCGGATGGTCGACCCAAAATCGGGCTAGGCGATCTTCAACGGTTTCGTAGTTGCTGAGGTCAAATGCCATTAGTAGCCCCGATGCCAAAGCCATCGGCTGATGCCGATGCCTACGAACGCGCCTATTACGATTACTACGACGTGTCTCATGCGGCTGCCCATACGGTGAGGCGTTGGGCGTGATCATGCTGGCCGCCACGATTGGCGTGGCGTACGGCGCCGGTGTTTACGATGGTGCGGCGTCGCACAGCTGCATTGAGCCGACCAGCAAGCCCTTTGGTGACGGGGAAATGTTGGCCGAGTTTGGCCCACACGTCGTCAGCGGTGAAGTAGCCAATCTCGCGGGCGCAGGCGTCGATTGCGGCGTCTACTTGGCGTTGTTGTGCTGGCGTCCATTTGGCGTCAGCAACCGCTTGGCTGATCTGCATCGCCTGCCCGTATGGGGTGGTCGGTTTGCCTGCTGGTACTCGACCGTCACACACAAAATGAGTGCGGCCTTGAATGTCGGGCCATGCAATCACGCCTTTGCAGATGGTGCAGTTCATCGTGCCTTCTCCAATGCGGCGATCGCCTTGTCAATGGTCTCAATGTCGTACAGCGGTTCCGGGTCGCACAGGCTCATGGCGTTGCGGATGGTGCGTAGGCGGCGAATGACGTCGCTGTGCGGGTTGAAGATCGTGTCCACGATTTCGTTCAACGCTTTCAAGTGTTTTGCTGATGCGGATGTTGGCTCAAAGTTGTCGGCGAACATTTGTCGGGTCTCCTTGCTGAGTGTGTCGTCGGGATCTATGTACGGATGTTCTATCACAGGTGTGTCACGGTGCTGTGGCAGCCCACGGGCCCCAGCCTGAATTGTTGTAAATCGCGAGTGCGGCCCGCAGGTTTGCCTCGGGGATAAACAGCTCGGCGCAATGATCGACGCCGACGCCTTGTACTTGTAGCCAGCCCTGAGGCCAGTTGCTGTTTGGTGAGCACCAAAAGCCGTTGATTTGTGTCAGCCCGTATGAGCCGCCCATCGGGTCGTCAACGTTGTGGGCGGTTGGGGTGCATCGGCTCTCGCGAAACATGACGACAGAAAGCGTGTCAAGCTGATGCTTAGGCCAACCGACTTGCCTGGCCAGGTTGACGGCGTCGTCGCACGTAGCAATCGTTGTTGGCAGGCTGGTCTCGGTGACGGTGGTTTGCCCGACCGTTGTCGTGGGGTACACGTCCCACGATGCGGGTGTGGTCGTGGCGCTAGGTTGCCCTGAAATGGGTCTAGGAGCCTCTAAAAGCGTCGTAAGCCCTAAGACTGCTGTAACCAGGGTGGCTAATGCGGCTAATGGGTTTAATGTCATGGCTAGGTTCCTTTCGTCGGTGATCCCACCCTAGGGGATCTGACGGGCCTATGCGGGAATACCCTCAAACACCTTAAGAAATGCGGCTTTTACAAGGTTGGGGTTGTCTGCCATTTTGGGTGTTATCTCGACGTGCCACCAGTCGCCGCCGGGTGCGCCCGAGACGGTTTTCTTTTGGTAGACCTGCCAGGCCATGCGGTCGCAACGCCATGCGCGTCCGAACGGCTGTGGCCAATAGTCGATTACCATTTGTAGGCCGAGTTCGTTTGCGTTGGCTACGCAGGCGCCGATGAATACGCGGCTGAGTTGGCGCCCGTTTGGTTTGCCTCGATGGTCGGGCATGTCACGGTAGGAGAGGTCGACGGCGCGGCCTGTGGCGTGTACTGACAAGCTGCCGGGTTTGCCTTTCATGTCACGTTGCCCATACGAGCCGTTGTTCCATAGCGAGCCGTTGGCGTATTTGATGGCTTGCCTAATCCATTCGTCCATGCCTGGGCGTGGGCCTTTGGCGGGGCCGTCGGCGTTGCCGATGTAGTCGGTGGCGCCTGGTACGCCTGGTTTAGCTTTGGCTATTGCCACGACCGTAGGCGGGATCGTTTGGGTTGGCCCATCGCATGACGACGGGAATGAGTGCGGCGACTGCTGCTTTGGCGAGGTCTTGCGGGTCGGTGTTGCCTGTGGATGCGACAGCTGCGACTGCGGCGATTACTACACGCACGTATGAAGCGAGCATTGCTTTGGTTTGTTTGCTCATGGGTGGTTCTCCGTGTGATGGTCGATTTTTTGTTCTATTCGGCCCAACGCTTCGTGTACCCGTCCGTGATCTTGACGGTTTTCTTTGGTGTGTTTATGAATGATCGCAACGAGTACAGAGAAAGCGCCAGCGATGACAGCCACCACAATCGAAGTATCCATCGGCTCATCAGTTCGATGCAGGGTTTGCGTCTAAATACGCTTTTTCAATTTTTGCGGTTTCAGCGATCACGGCTGTTTGCTGTGTTTTTGTCAAATATTGCGGGTTATCAACATCGTCGCCCAGCCATACGATGCCGTCGGTTTCGATGTTGATTGGTTCTGAGTAGCCGAGGTTTAGGCAGGCGGTTCTGACGTTTATTGAGTTCATAATGTTGTCACCGTAATTACTCGTTGGGCGAACGCGATCGAATTGCCGTCTAATGATTTGTATTTGCAGGTGAACGTGTTTGATCCTGCTGTCAAGCCGCTGACGACAAACAGCATGGATCGTGCGCCGTCCATTGTGATGTC